CGGCAACAATTATTGCAGATTCATTAAAACCGCTCATGTAATAAGCACTTGCAGCATGACTTAAGTGATGTGGAACAAAATGAATTGATGGGGTTTTTTTTCTAGGAAATAATCCCGTTGGCAAAAGTTCTTCTTCATATTTTTTTAAATCAAATCGTTCGTCTGACGGTGTAACATGATTGCCAAAACCAATTCTTTTTTCAGAACCAAGATGTTTTGCGGTCCAACCAAGTTGCGCTCTCTCCCACCCAATTGCAATAGCGTCTATATCGTCCAGGGTTAAATTTGATTCATGCAGAACTTGTCCAATGACGAGATGAGTAGGAACAACCCAAAAAGGATCTTCTCCAATTGGAGTATTGTTTTTAAATATTGTTCCAAACTTTTTTCTAGTAATACGATCAGATTCAGAAAATGCAACAATGTTTCCGTTTTTTACAATGCAGGCAGAACCCTCGTGCTCTCCTGGATTTATTCCTAATACGTACATAATTTCTCCTGTAGTTCCGGGGCTAGGACTCGAACCTAGAACGAGGGATTCAAAGTCCCTAGTGTTGCCATTACACCACCCCGGATTAAAGCTGGTCGGGCAGGGTTCGAACCTGCGACAATTCGATTAACAGTCGAATGCTCTGCCAACTGAGCTACCGACCAAATTTTTTTAATAAAAATTATAAGGATTAGCGTCACGAATAATTTCATCCGAAAAATACATTCCCCCAGTGTATCTTTTACCAGAAGTAACTTTAGCAACGGCATGATTTTCCAATGGTCTAAAAATAACTATCGATCCTTGTTCTGGTCTTAAGCTTACATTTAAATCAGGAAACTCAATGTGTCCACCTTCGTAATCATTTAAATTAGAAAGATAAATAACTATCGTAACCGTAACATTGCCATTTACATAACCAACCCAATCAGGATGAGTTAAAATGCTGTCACCTTCTTGCATGCAATTAAATTCGCTATCTACAAAATATGCAATGTCGCTGTAACCAAGATTTATAATTCTTTCAGAAAGTTTTTTTATAAAATCATAAGCAGTTTTTGAAGTTGGATTCAAAACAAGCTTGAATGATTTTCTGCTTTCTTCTGGATTTATTTCACCGGGTATTTTGTCAAGTTCTTTAATAAAATCTTCGCACTCTGAAGGTGTAAGTATTCCGGGGACTACTTCGTATTCCTTATCAAAAACTTTCATTTCAATCTTAGCGAAGGCGTTTCTTTGGTTCAGGATTTTTTTCTGATTTCTTGGGCGCCCGGGTAGTTTTTGCTTGCGCAGGTGCGGATGCAGGTGTTAACGCTGAAATCTGGTTTTCGATCTTGGTAATTTCTTTCAAAACAGAATTTGCCATAGCTTCGTATCGAACTACTAGTGCATTAATGTTCGCGGCGTCTTTTTCTGCTTTTTTAAGAAAGGCTGCAATTGTGGTTCCACCGGTTCCTAGAAAACCTACCAAAACGGTGACTACGGTTGATGTTGACATTTTTCCTCCAAAAAATTTATTTAGGTTTTGACACGGTACCATTTTATTTTTAGTAAGTCAATTGTTTAACCAAGGGACATTTCGAAGAAATGTTCTGCACTGTTCCTATAATATTAATACTAATAATATATTATATATACCCCTGGTCATATATGTCCAGCTTAGACAAATTTGTCCAAGCTATGATCAGGTAAAATAAAAATATTCCTTGAAACTTTGGCATGGACATATTTGTCCACCCTAACCATTGATTTTAAAAAACCTAGGTGTACAATTATGCCATGGCTAGTGGAATAGAAATTGAAAGAGCTCGGGCAATAATGGACCGTGCGGAATTAATCTATGCGCTAGATAACGTCAATCCCATAATTTCTGATATTTTAGATCAAATAACTATTGACGTACAGTTTCTTTGTGATAGACTCTGGGCGGCCTGGGCCACAGTAGAGGCATATCAACAAGAACTGAGGGAATTGTATGACGACATTTATTGAGCAAATTATAGGCATTTACTTGGTAATTGCCCTCACGGTATTTTTTAGAATGTTCTATATTGGCAAAAGAATTGCCAAACAAGTGGGTGTTCCCATAAAAATGGCTGATCACGTTTTTTCTATGGCCTCAGACTCACTTCGCTGGTTTTACTTCGTTATTTGGTTTGGCCTAAAGTCATTTTTGGATGATCTGAAGTGAAAATAGTAGGACTTTGCGGTTATGCACAGTCCGGCAAAGACACCCTAACCAAAATGTTGGTTGAAAAAGAGGGTTTTGAGCGCCGAGCTTTTGCGGATTTAATGAAGGAAATGCTCCTTCGCATAAATCCTTACGTTCGTTATTCCAATGATTATGGAGTTTCTCAATACATTACCGTTGAAGAATTGGTAAATGTTCTTGGATGGGAAGAAGCAAAAAAATATTCAAATGTTCGTCAAATGCTTCAACGCCTTGGCACCGAAGCAGGCCGTGACATTCTTGGGGAAAACGTGTGGGTAAATGCAGTCTTTGAAACTTTTACAGGTGAAAAACTTGCTATCTCTGATGTAAGGTTTCCAAACGAAGCCGAAGAGATCCGTAATCGTGGCGGGGCAATTGTCCGCATTGTTCGTGAGGGATTTGGCCCAATAAATGGGCACATTTCAGAAACTGCTTTTAAGGGGCAGGATATTATTATCTATAATCAGGGGACTCCACAGGATATGTTGGATCAGTTCCGTGATTTTGAGAAGGGTTTTTATGAGTAAGACGAGAGCTAAGGGCACTGCATTTGAGTCCGAGGTTGTCAATTTTCTTAAGTCTCAAGGTTTTGAAGAAGCGGAACGGAACATCCTCAACTCACCTTTAGGAGACATTAAGAACGTTCCAATGGTTCTTGAGTGCAAGAATCAAAAAACTATGACGCTTTCAGAATGGATGCAACAAGCAGAAAGTTCTGGGAAAAAGGCTGGAAAACTTCATGCCATTGTTCACAAACGTCGTGGCAAAAATGTATCAAAAGCCTATGTAACAATGGAATTAGATCAATTTACAGAATTACTTAAGGCATTTGAATCTAAACCTTTGACATAATTACATTCTTGTGATTTACTTATCGGTAAGATGTAGGGCGCTGCATTCTTTTACCTAGGAGCAAAACACAACAATGTCAAAAAAATTAAGCCGCCGGTCGCAACAACGTTTAAAGCGTATGTCAGACAGCATTGATTCCATTAACAAATTGGTTAATAGGCTTAACTTTTCAGACATAGAAGAATTAGTCCGAAGAGACGAAATTCCTGTTACTGGAGCCAGCTCTGGCGGTGGCGGGAGTTTTGCTGTTGCTAGAAATGGTGGAAAACCAAGCGGATCTTCCGTAGAGCGTGCCGTCATTGCAAAAATTGAAGGTCGTAAAGTATATGACCCTGTCCGTGAACAAGTAAAAAAGATTGAGCGTCGCATTATTGATGCTGAAGAAAATCTTCGTCAAATTCACGAAAGTATCAATGCCATGAAAGAAGGCGTTGAAAAGAAACGTACGCGACAAGCGTCAGAACCTTGCGAAATATGCATGGTTTTGCCAGCGGTAAAGACAGCAATGTGCATTGCTTGTTATGGGGATTGGATTGAGGCCGGTGCGCCAGATCGTTTTCGATGGAAAGCGTATAAACGTGTGCTCACGTCCGCAGAAGGCATCCCACTTGTTGAAACACAACCACCGCCGAGACGTTAAAGACCAAACAATTGACTTTTAGAAATGTTGATGTATTCTTATGACATACGATCGGGAGAATAGTGCCCCCACAACTGAGGAACTTATTCTCCTCGGATTTGAGCAATGGCAAATCGCTATGATGCGAAAACTGCCTATAGACCTTCAATGGGTGGCTCACGATGAGTTTATTCGTCGTTTAATGTCCAATGAAGACATAGACAATTTCTATTTTTAAGGAAACTATGTCACACGAAGAAAACGAATTTGACGACGAATTTTCGTACATTGCAGCAGAGCTGCATGGTTTGGTTGGGGAAGACGAAATTCAAGCAAGAAAAATTCTAGGAAACGAAAATTACGAAAAGGCTATTCAATTTATTGATCGTAGTCAAAAGTTAATGCTTGACAAAGAAGAAAATCAAGTCAAGTATCTTCAAGTTGTATCAGCATTGCATTCATCATTTATTCTTGGAGTTTTAACGCTTTCAACACTAAGCATCGCTTGGTCATTTTATTTTTGGTTTAAATAATGTCTAATTTTGGAAAGTTTATTTCCGATGCGGTTGTTCCGCCTACGGTAGATGCATTTGCCCTACTTGGCTACTCTCCAACACCAAGACAACAAGCATTTCACGAAGCATCTAAAGAACGTCTTGATGCAATTCTTTATGGTGGAGCTGCTGGTGGTGGAAAATCTTGTGCATTCGTTATGGATGCAATTTGGAACGCCACAAACTTTCCTGGCATGAAGATCGGTTGTTTCCGACGCACATACAACGAGCTTGAAGAATCGTTCTTGGCTGAACTTGCAAAACGTGGATACGCTCGTGCAGTTGGCGCAAAATGGAACTCAACACAAAAAGTTTTGAAGTTTCCAAACGGATCTATTATTAATTTCTCATACGCTGAAAACCTTCAAGATGCTTCTCGTATCTTGGGTGGTGAATATCAAGCGTTTTACATTGACGAAGCTTCGCTTATGCTTCCTGCTGTTATTCAGCACATTGAAGAGCGTCTTCGTTCCGGTAACCGATTAGTTCCGGTTGTTGGACTTCGACTTGCAACCAACCCAGGTGGTGTTGGTCACAAATATCTAAAAGATCGTTTTGTAAATCCGACTAAACGCGGTAAAATTCGATTTACAGAAAAAGTTGAAGGAACAGAACTTTCAAGAACAGTTGCCTTTATTCCGGCAAAAGCATCAGACAACCCTCACATTAACGAGAGTTACGATGTTGTTCTTAACTCAATTCCCGACCCCCAGCGTCGAGCCGCAATGCGTGACGGTGACTGGGATGCAATGGTCGGGCAGTTCTTTGAGCAATGGCAGTTTTCAAAACACGTTGTTCAATCGTTTCCCATTCCAAAAGAATGGCCACGATATGCAGGCATTGACTATGGTTATGCTGCACCGTGGGCCGTTGTTTGGTTGGCTCAAGATAACGATGGTCGCATTTGGGTTTATCGCGAAGCGTATTCCACAAAAGTTAATGCAGACTATCAAGCAAAAATTATTCTTGAAACTGAAAAATCTGCCGGAGAATACGAAGTTATTCGTGTAGCCGACCCGTCAATGTGGGGAAGCAGAGGAACGCCACTTTCAATTGCCGATATTTACGGACAAGAAGGTTGTGGAATTATGCCCGCTGACAATGACCGTATTAACGGTTGGTCGCGAGTACACCATTACCTAAATGATGGACCAGCTTGTGAAATTCATCGTCAAGCCGGATTAGAATCCTGTCCAATGATTCATGTTTTTGAAGATAAGTGCCCAATGTTTATTGAAACAATTCCGGCGCTTCCTCGTAGTTCGGCGAAACCTGACGATGCGGAAACAAAAAATGTTGATGACCACATTGCTGACGCATTGCGTTATGTAATTATGGCCGTTGGAACATATGCTAGGCCTATACTCTATGATGAAGAGCCAAGGTTTAAGCCAATTAATTTCAACGATGCAATGGCGCAAGGACCTGATCAAGAAAACGAAGGCCAAGGCATGGCATTGCCCATGTTTGGTGGAAAATTTGTCGGGGAACTTGGTTACTCCAATCCCTTTTAAAGAAAGATAACCAATGGGTATTACATCTTTTAGAAAAGGTATTGAAGAGGCTGCGAGCACAATGCTCGACAGCATGTTTGACGTTGTAGAAGGCCGACCAAAGTCGAGTCCTAAGCGTTCTGGTTTTGGTACTGGAATCCCAATTGGTGGATCAACAGAAACCAACCCTGGCGTAAACGTAACAGCCGGTACTATGGACCGCAATACGTTTATGGAGCAATTGCTCCAGGCATACCTAGCCTGTCCATGGGCCTCTGCAGCAATTGACACAATTGCTCGTACTGCCACCGCTGGTGGCCTTGAAGTTTCATATGCAAACCGTGTCTACGGTCAAAATGAAACACCAGAAGCACCAGCAGAAATAAAAGAAGTGCAAGCACTTCTTTCGTATGTAAATCCATACGACGATATTCGCCAACTAATGCGTAAGGTTATTACTGACCTTCTCATTTTCGGTGACTCATTCACAGAAGTTGTGTGGGTAATGGGAAAGCCAGCAGCGCTATACCCTCTTGACCCAACAACTATGACCGTTCTTTCTGACGAACACGGAAATGTAAGTGGATACGTTCAGCAGACAAAAACTAACCGTAAGGCTAAGTTTAAGCGCAACGAAGTTATTCACGTTAAGTTTGACTCACCAGGTGACACCCTTTATGGTGTTTCACCAACGCAGAAAAACATTCTGCCTATTACTTCTTGGCTGTTTACAGCCGCGCTCATTAAAGAAACAATGAAGAAGGGTGACCCTCTTCGTGCTCACGTTGACTGGCCAATGGCTCTTCCTGAGTCAGAAATGAAGCGTCTACAGCAACAATATGCTGTTCGAAATCTTGGTGCACGTAACATTGGAAACCTCTTTGAGACAAAGGGTGGAGCCGTTGTTCACGAAATGGGAACAAATCAGATTAATAACTGGTTAAACACCCTTCAACAGCGCCGTGACGAAATCTTGTCTGGGTTTGGTGTGCCACCTTCAAAAGTTGGTGTCATCGAAGCCGGGAACATTGGTGGAGGAACAGGCACCCAGCAAGACAAAACTTTCCGTGTTAACACGGTTGGTCCAATTCAAGAAATTGTTCTTGAAAAATTTGCATTTGCTTTAATTTACGAAGTTTACGGTATTTCTGACTGGACTCTTAAGTTTGGTGTAGTTGACTGGCGTGACGACGAAGTTATTGAGCAAATTCGTGACCAACGTATCCGCAATGGTTCATGGACTATTAACCGCGCTCGTGGTGACATTGGTGAACCGCCAATTGAAGGTGGAGATGAAGCCGTTCTTGTTGACCGTCAAAACATGGTTCTATGGCAAGACATTCACGATCTTTCCAAGGCAAACCTCGGTCTAGTTCAAGCTCAAGTTAAAACCGCAAATATGCCTGTTATGGGCAAGACCAATCCTGGTGGCAAAGATGCCTCAGTTGGTGACGGTGCTGATGCTCCTAAGAGCAAGCCTAAAACAAAGCAAGCGCCCGCAAAGATTGATACGCTTGGATCTCCGAAGTCTACTGAATCGGTAGAAGAACTTCGTGAAGAAATTCGTCAAATGTCTCAAGTTATAAACCGATTGATGGAGAAACTTGATGACAACTCCTGAGAATCCACAGC